TAATGGATAGTAAGACCATTGGGATATTAGTCCCAACACGGGACTTTGTTAATTCTGGATTCGCTTTTGACTTAGCTAGGCTAGTTGGATTTACTGTAGGTACAACAAATCACAAAGTAGTGATCTACACTAGCTCTGGCACTTTGCTGTCAGCACAACGTCAGGATTTGGCTAGGGATGCTATTGAGGCTAAGTGTACCCATACCCTGTGGCTAGATAGCGATATGCGGTTTCCAAAAGATTCCATCATTCGCTTGTTAAAACACGATACAGGGATTGTCTGTGGAAACTATGCCAAGCGTAGATTCCCTACCGAGCCGATTGCGGTGAAAAAAAATACCCCAGATATGGATGCAACTTTTATCAATCGGGTATATACTGAGGACGATTCAACAGGACTTGTTGAAGTAGACTACTGCGGAATGGGTGTAATGCTCGTTAAATCCGAAGTCTACAAATCTATGGAATATCCTTGGTTTGCTATCCCTTGGGTTCCCGCTGCGGAAGACTATATTGGTGAAGATGTATGGTTTTGCCGTAGAGCTGCTCAGAATGGGCATAAAACTTATGTTGACCAGGATCTTTCAAAGCAGATCCACCATATTGGCACATTTGAATATAAGCATGAACACACACTAATGTGTAGGGATGTAGAAAATGGCACTTGATACTTTTGCAGGGCTTAAAGCAACAATAGCGGATTATCTCAATCGGGATGACCTGACTACTATTATTCCTAGCTTTATCACTATTGCAGAAGCTAAATTTAACCGCAAGTTGCGTGTTAGACAAATGGTTACAAGGGCTGAAGGTCAAATTGAGACTGCATTCTTTGCCTACCCTGCTGATTGGCTAGAGGCCAAAGAGTTCCAGTTAAACACAAATCCTATAACAAGGCTTAAGTTTGTAACTGAAGCTCAAGGGGATGAATTAAAAGCTACTAGATATACTACTGTTGGAACGCCAGCCTATTACACAATTACTGGTTCTCAGTTAGAATTTATTCCTACTCCAGATACAACATATAGCGCAGAACTTACATATTATGCTAAGATTCCTGCGTTGAGTGATTCAAACACAAGCAACTGGCTTTTAGCTTATGCCCCAGACTTGTACCTATATGGTGCGCTAATAGAGGCTACACCATATTTGAAAGACGATGAACGTCTACCAGTATGGAGTCAGATGTATGTCAACTCCTTGGGCGACATTGAAGTAGCAGATGAAAGGGCTTCTGTTTCTTCAACTCCACTTGTTCGTGCCCGTACTTTGGGATAAAAAATGTCATCATTTACAGACTACACAGAAAATCTTGCACTAACCTACTTGTTTACAACAGGTTCTGCTACTCGTCCTACCGCTTGGTATGTGGGATTATTTACTGCTGCTCCTAGTGATACTGGTGGTGGTACAGAAGTATCTGGTAGTGGTTATGCACGTGTATCTGCGGGAACCATCTCTGGAAGCGGTACTGCAACAACATTTACAAATGCGGCTGCAATTGAGTTTGCCGCTGCCTCTGGTGGAAATTGGGGAACAATTGGTTGGGCAGGTATTTTTGATGCCTCAACTAGTGGGACTTTGCTTGCTTGGGCGCCATTGACAACTTCTAAAGCAATCAATGATGGTGATATTTTCCGCATTCCTGCTTCTAGCCTGACTATTACATTGAGCTAATATGGCTGCTTATGGGCGTGGTGATTATGGTGGGGGTGCTTACTCCTTTGGAGCGTACTTAGGTGCGCTTGCTATAGTCTCTGCCTCTACTGTAGTTGTTGCTGGTGACAAGATAAAAGATGCTCAGTTCGAGATAAGCTCAACTAGCACAGTATCTGTAGGTGCAGTAAAGATTGCGAATGCAGATGTTGTAATTGTTGATACATCTGTAATGACTGTTGCAGGGGGGTTGGATGCGGTTGGCAATGTTGATATTGTTGCGACAAGTATTTTAAATATCCAATATAACCGCATTGTGAATTTTGAGGCAATAATGATTGATACTTCTAGCGTTGTAATTAATGCTAGGAAGAAATGGGAAACAGAAGCAGATGTGTCCGAAACATGGACTAAAGTTTCTGTATAAAGTTCAGACTATTAGGGGTAAAACATGGCAGATACAACCACCACAAACCTAGGCTTAACAAAGCCAGAAGTTGGCGCATCCACCGACAGCTGGGGAACGAAGATAAATACCGATCTAGACTCTATTGACGCATTGTTTGATGCTGGCCCAGTGCTGAAGGTGGCCAAGGGTGGATCAGGCGCTGCCACATTGACTGGTATCTTGAAAGGTAATGGCACAAGTGCATTCACAGCTGTCACAGCGCCAAGCGGTGCAATTGTCGGAACGACTGACACCCAGACGTTAACCAATAAGACTTTAACAAGCCCAACATTAACAACTCCCGTTCTTGGCACGCCATCAAGTGGAACACTTTCATCTTGCACAGTAGATGGCACAAACAAAGTTGGCTATCAAAATGTGCCTTTGTCTGGAATCAAGACATCAAGTTATACCCTTGTTGCTGGTGATGTTGGTAAGTTTATTGAACTAGGTACATCAGGAACAGTTGTTGTCCCTGCAAGTGTGTTTGCTAGTGGTGATGTCATCAGTATCTTTAACAATACATCAGCATCTATTTCTTGCACTTGTTCTGCTATCACAGACTTTTATAAAGGTGGAACGGATACTGACATTAGTAGCTTTAGCATAACTACAAGAGGCGTAGTTACTATTCTCTTTATTACTGCTACACGGGCTGTCGTAACTGGGAACTTAGCATGAGTGGAATTATGCTTAACATACTGAGTGGTGCTTTAGATACAAGTTTCACATCAGGGAATAGAGCCATTTTTGGTTATGGTGTTACAACTGGTAATGTATCAATAACCAACTTAGTATCAAACACAGGTGTAGTAGCTATAGATACTACGGGAGTAGGTACTGCACGACAAACACCAGCAGCTGCACGCTATGGTACAGATAAAGCACTTTTTGGTTATGGTAACAATGCTGGAAATGTATCAATGACCAACCTAGTGTCAAATATGGGTGTTGTTGGAAATGATGTTACTGGCGTTGGAACTGTTCGTAGTGGTCTTGCAGCCGCAGGATATGGAACTGATAAAGCCATTTTTGGATATGGTGACGCTAACAGTGGACAGGTATCAATAAGTAACAAAGTATCCAATACGGGTGTAGTAGCAAGTGACACAACTGGTGTGGGTTCTCCTCGTTCAAAACCCTCTGCAACTACTTATGGTACGGACAAAGCTATCTTTGGTTATGGATATGATACTAGCTTTGTATCCATGACAAACTTGGTGTCAAATACTGGCGTAGTGGCCTCTGATACTACTGGTGTAGGCTCTGGTCGTTTTGGTTCTGCCGCAGCAGGTTATGGTAGTTCTGGGCAAGCTATTTTTGGTTTTGGTTATAGTCCTAGCACTTTTGTAAATGTAACCAACTTAGTTTCAAATACGGGTGTAGTGTCCTCTGATAGTTCAAACTCAGCAACTGTAAGACAAGGACTAGGGGCAGCAAGTATTGGAAGTGATAAAGCTATTTTTGGATATGGTGAAAATGGTGGTGGAAACAGGTCAATGACCAACCTGATCTCTAATACAGGTACAGTAGCTTCTGATACTACTGGTGTAGGTTCTGCTCGTTATTATCTTGCAGCAACAAGTTTTGGTAGTTAATACAAAAGGAATACACCATGTCAAATTTTGAAATCAAACCTACTCCAACAGCAGAAGAAGTTGCACAAGCAAGACAAAATGCACTTAATGCAACGCATCCAGCATCGTGGGTATGGAATGAAGAAACAGCATCCTATGTTGCGCCAGTGGCTGTACCCACGGATGGTTACCCCTACTTATGGGATGAAGCCACAAACAATTGGACACCATTTCCAGATTATCCTAGAGGTTAAACAATGGCATCTAATTTAAATTCAGAGTTCAACTATCGCTATCAAGTCATTGGTAGTACACCTTGGGAAAAAATTAAAACTATCAAGGGGTTTTTAGTTGGTCGTAAACGTGCCGCAGTATTGGAAGAATGTGGAGAACTCAAATATCAAGCAAAACTTGAGGAGTTAAAACACCTTAAAAGTGTGCCAGCTTTGCCTCACATTCTTCTTAATCTTCAAGCTGAAATACTAGAAATTGAATCTCACATTGACGACAGCAAACACGCCTATGAACTTAATAGAGCTGAAATAAAGGTATTGGAAAAATACTTAGCAGAGCTGTATGTAGAAGTAGAGCCAACTAGACTTAAACATGAAGATGGAACACCATATTCTGATGATGAAATGTTTGAGGCTAATGCTAATTATGAATTTACAGTAACTATTGGTCGTGAAATTCAGTCAGAGATTATTGCAATGGGAAGGCCAAGTCCAGCCAAATTGCTTAATGCTATGAGCAATCCACAGACTTTGGAAACTTTGAAATATCTTGGCCTTGTGCCAAAGGAAACAATTCTCCTTGAGCAAAAAGATGTGATGTTGTTAGAGGCTGAGAGAGCAAAAATTATTACTAACTGCACTGCTCAAGAGGCAATTACGCCTATGGCTGAAACTACTCGAAATGCCTAATCATGGAAAACGAAGTCACCCATAAGCAAATCTACGACAGGCT